TAGAGCGTGGACTCGTTGGAGGGAATGGTCTTGGTGAAGTAGATTCCCGGCGTGGCCGCAGCCTTGAGCGCCTGCCCGGTCCCGAAGCGACCAGCCTGGAATCCGTTGGTCCCAGGGCCGTAGCTATCCCACACGCTGCGTGCCAGGTCCGCAGCGGTGGAGTAGTAGTCGAAGCCATCGGCCACGATCCATGCCATCAGAGCAACCCCCGTATCGTCCAGGTCGGATCACCGACACCGCTTGCCGAGACGACCTCGATCAGATCACCGACATGGATCGTCACCGGCGTCGGGAACGTGAATCCTCCTGTAGTCGCACCCGACACCCAATGAATCGTCCCAACCACCACCCCGTTCACCTGAATGTTGAAATCGACCGTGCCGCCCGGTGCCGTCTTGCACAGTGCCCAACTGCCACCAAGGCCACCAGGAAGCGTGAACGCATAGACCGCCACCCAGGACCCGATGACACCGCTCGATGGCGAGAGCCCTGCGACCGCGCCTGCCAGCAGGTACGAGGAATTCGTCCCGACGCCCGCCTCCGCATCCTCCTCCAGCAGCACGGAAGAATACTCCAAATAATACGAGATCGGATACGTTGATACAGTCGTCTCGCTCGCGTTGTTGAAATTGCGGCACTGAATAATCAGCTGATGCGACGCCCCAACCGCAAGGTTCTGCCACGGCAAAAAGAACGGGACCTCGATCGGGCCAGTCACCCCATTCGCGTCCGCCGGCTCGAACAACTGGAATTGCCGCCGCAACGTCTTAATCAGGACGCCATCGAGATAAAAGTACACGCTCACGAAACAGTGATGCAGCACATCCACGGTCGGATTGGTTATCGTATTGAGGAAGAACCCCTGCACCGCTCCGATGAAGTGCCCCCGTCCCGTCGCCAGCGGCGTGAAGTTCACCGTGTGGAAGTTTGTCGTCGCGTTCGGAATCAGGTAATACGGCGCCCAAAACTCATCGAGAATCTTCGCCATCGGATCGCGGGCGATGCGCAGCGCGGTCTGATACGCGTTCGTCACCAGGCCCTTCGCGTTCACCGTGAACGTCGGCAGATGCGTCATGTCGCCGTACGTTCCGGGGGGCACAGGCGGCACCAGATCGGGGAGACTCAGGTTCGGGTAGATGCCGATGATCGTCGGACCGGTGTTCGGCCCGACTCCCGCGATTCCCGTCGCGAAATCGATCGCGACGTTCGCCGCCACGGAGAGCCGGCCATCCACCAGCACCGTGTAGGCTGGGACACGGAGGCTATCACCGTAGTTCCCCGGCACCACACCCGTCGCATTGAGCGGATTCCCCGGCGTCCCTGGCTGCGCTCCGGCGCCGTCCAGATTCACCCAGGCGGTGGCGTTGCGGCCCTGGAAATGGCCGCCTGCGTACTGGATCGTCCCGACGAGCGTCGAGAGCGCCGGCCCGACCACGATCCCCGCGTCAAGCTGCAAGCGCTCCACGAACGAGGACGGAACCGCTCCGGGCGCATGGAGCGCCATCACGCCCGCCGCGGTCAGCTCCGCCACTTCCCCGCTCGGACTGCTCCAGGTGACGCCGCCACTCGGCGCATAGGCGCTGAGCACGGTCGGGCTCGCCACGAAGCGCGCGGTGCGAGCGTTATTCAGATAGAGCGACGCACCGTCATTCAGCCTGACGTTGCGGCCCGCAGTGAAGGGCCACAACTCATTGAGGCTGGCGCTCTCCAGCCAGTAGCCGATCGTGGTGTCGGGAGGAGAACCAGGAGGAAGATCAGTCGGAGCGGGAGCACCGCCGATCGTCACCCACTTGGTGCCATCGTAGAACTGGAGCGCCGTCCCGGTCCATTGGAGCGTGCCAGCCACCGGGAAGATCGACCCAATCGGCTTGAGCATGAGACCGACGACTTCGACCCCGTTCGGCCCTTCGATGTGCAGCCGATTCCCGGTGCTGATCGACAGACCACCCGGCACCCCGAGCGAGACGCCCCGGCCAGCACTCAGCGGCTGGAGCGCAGTACCCGTGTCTTGCCAGTATTGCGTGCCCCCACCACCCCCTGCGCCCCCTGGCTGCCAGCTGAAATTCCCCGTGGCGTCGGACGTGATGACGTAACCCGACTGCGCTCCCGTGGGCATCTGGAACGCATCGCTGATGACCCGGTGGAAGCGGTGCTCGTCCCAATCGTGGATGACGCGATGGGACATCGCCTAAAAGCCGGTCTCCAGCTCCACGCCCATCACCTCGACCGACGCCCCGGCCCCGTTCGTGATGGCGGCAGCGAGCCAGTCGAGCATCGCGCAGTAGGTGAACGTGCCCGGCGCCGTGATCGGGTCGGAGAGCGGCGCGCCCACCGCGACCAGCGCGCCCACGGGCGCCAGCTCCCCGTTCCAAGCATAGAGCTGGATCGAGGTCGAGCCCGGCGTGAAGCCCGGACTGACCGTCACCGTGAACGGCGTGACACCCTGCATGCGCGCCCACGGGCCGTCCTGCGTGCCCGTCACGGCTCGCAGCAGGGTGGCCCGGATGACGTTCCGGCTCTTCTCGAACGACGGGACAGCCAGCCCAACGGCTCGGGGCATAGGAGCCTCCTAGTGGCGCTTGGCGGCGTGAGTGGATGGTTTGGCCTTCGCCGGATGCTCCGGCTGCTCCTGAGGCACGGGAGACGCCTTCGCGGCCCCTCCTGGCTGTAGGCTCGCCAGGTGCGCCTCGTGCGCCTTCACCTCCTCGGCCCACCGTGCCCGCTCCTCGGCATGCGCGGTGAGCAGCTGGTCGAGCGCCGCACGCGCCTTCGCGATCTCCTCCTGGAGATCAGCCAGCGTCACCTTGGCGTTATGGGTCGCCACCGGATCGTCGCTCATGCGACCTCCACCTCGGGCTGCTGCCGGCGCACGAAGTGCCGGCGCAGGATGCGGTCGTTGAACGTGAACTGGACCTTGGGGGTCGCCGGCAGCACCCGCAATGCCACGAGGAGCGCTTCCCGCACGGAGTCTACGTCAAGATGCGGGAAGCCGTACGCCATCGCCTGCTGGAACGGCACGCGATATGCATAGGCAGAGACCCCTCGCGCGCTCAGCCAGGCGACCAGCTCGCGCCGCTCCAACTCGCGCTCCGGGGTCTGCCGGTTCCGACGCACCGAGCGGACGTAGCGCCCGACACACTGGAGGGCGTCGAGCAGGACGGCCCGGTAGAGCCGCGCAGCCGGCGTGCCCATGTCCACCACGTGGAGGTCCCGCCACTGCACCGGCACGATGCTCTCCGGGTCCCCATCCCCATACGCCTCGCGCGCCACCCCCACCCGGTGCATCGCCCACGCTACCGGGGACGCCGTGCCCGCCGCACGAGCGGGCGCGGCCCGGAGAGCACGACCGCACCGCGGAAGCCCTTGGCGAACTTCCGCCCCTCCGGGTCCAGCTTCTGCCGCGGATAGCGCGGCTTCATGAGCGTCGACAGCTCGCTGATGTTGTCCGCAACCGGTGGCGACACCATCGGCTGCGGCCGATCCGGGACCTTCATCGATCCCATCGCCGCAGTCCCTTCCGGTCCTGGCGCGCGAGCACCCGCTCCTCAGTCGCAGAGCGCGGCTCGACAGAGCGCTGCGGGACGAGCCGTGGCCCCTGCATCTGGCGCAAGTGCCGCTCCGGCTTGCGCCCGGGAATGGGGTTGGGCGCCCGCACGGACAAGCGTCTACCATACGGAGACCGCAAGAAAAAGGGGAGAGCGCACAGCCCGCATCTTTCCGTGAATGGATGCGGGCCTAGAAGCAAGATGCAGACGCGACTGAACCCGCGACCCGTCTACGGACGAGCCTACGCGACTCCGATCCTTTTCCTACCAGGGCCATTCAGGCATCTCGTCCAGGCCCTGCTCCCACGGCTCGTCCGCCAAGTGCACGTTGTCCTCGCCGCGCCGATCCGGCGTGCCGACTGCGTACTCACCCCAGCTCGATCCCTTGCCGTGCTTCAAACGCTGCAGATCGCGCTCGACGCCTTCCCACGCATCCTTGGTCATCGCATTCGGATAGACCGGCCGCGCTCCACGCTCCGCGAACTGCTCAGGCACGTGACGCGGCGGCAGCCCGGTCTGCAGCATCGGATACTCGGTGTGCACCCGGAAGGCGATCATGCACGCCACCGCGAGGTCGTCGTGCGTGAGTCCTTCCGCACGCCCACCAAACTCCGCGTACTGGAATTCGAGCAGCTCAAGAACGGTCGCCGGGTCACGCACGAGTATCTCCTGCTCGCTCAAGCCGTGACGGAGATTGTCGATCAAGAGTGGTCGCGTCCGGTACGAGGTCGACCAACCGTAGAAGTTCGTGACGGCATGAGTCACCTTGTCGACGCGCTGCCAGACGTAGATGCGCGGATACTGCCGCGTCTTCAGCTCCTCGACTACCGAGAAACCATGCCCGCTGTTCAGCTCGGGCGCGACGACCGCCTCATTATAGTAGCGGCCGAGACCGTCGAGCACCTGCGCGAACGGAATCGGCGGCAGATGCCCGTGCCAGACCGCCACGACCTCTCCCACCGTCCGGCTGAACACCACCGCCGCCGCCGGGTCGCCACCTTCCTGTCCACCCGAAGGGTCGGCCCCGATCGTGTACTCATGGTCCGGGACCGGCCGCCGGTAGATGCGCAGCCGCCCACCCCGGAGCGCCGTCGCCTGATTCGTCGCCGTCGACCATTCACCCTCGAACCGCTCGCTCGCTTCCCGGAGCATCGCCTCGTGCATCGGAATGAGCACGCTGCGCGGGAATGCGGGCAGCCCCGACACGATGAACGCCTCCGCCGCCGTGATCGGGTACTCCTGATTGAAATACTCGACCTGGCCGGCACACTGCGTCTGAATCACGTACCGCCGCCACCAGCACTGTTGCGGTGTCAACCCGAACTTCGCCACCACCTCCTGCTCGTCCGGCTCCAGCTCAAGCCGCCCATCATGCGGAATCGGCAGCTGGTACTCCTCGATCATCGGCCACCCGATAAACACCGGAGTGAAGCCGCTGATCCCCTCTTCCGCCCTGAGCCACTCGGCATGGAAGCTGTTGCCCATGCCGCGAGCCGTGCTCTCGATCACCACACCCGACTGCGGCGTCGGCGGCACCGCCTGAAGCGTGGCAACCAGCGTCTGCGCCGCGTTCGGAAACGCCGCATATTCGCTGAGATGCACCCACTGTAAGGTCACGCCACGCCCACCCTCCGTCGACCCCACACCCGCCGTCGCACACGTGATCGTCGAGCGCAGCTGTAACTCCCCGTCATCACACCGAATGGCGTCCAGCACCAGCTCGTCCCGCCGAGCCACACCGAACTTGATCGG